AGCATCAGACAAGGCAAGCAAACTGTCTTTAAGAAATCCAACTGAATCGGATATTCCGGTAAAGAATTTACCTAATGCACCACCTGAATTTTTAAGCGTTTCAAAATTGGCAATAATTCCAACAATAACAGTTCCAAGTAAGAATATCGGATTTGTCAAAAGTGCTTTACCTAACGTGCCAAGCGTAGAAGTCAAACCTTTAGCACCTTCGCTTACATCTTTTAGTTTTATATCACTTGCATTTTTAGCAAATAATTTAGCACCTTCAGCTGCCCCTGAAAAGTCTAATGATAAAAGTCGCGATGTAACAAGCCCTAATGAACCACTAACCCTTTCAAATGCACCACCTGCTTGTGTGCCTACTGCCTGTGCTGCATCACTAATTTTATCTTTCAGTTCACCAGCTGCCTGTGACAGTTCGCGGTATTTATCCGTCTGCGGATCAGTATTCGCTAACTGTGCTTGTAATTCTTTTAGCTGGGCACGTAACGATTTACTGCTGTTTTCAACGTTATCTAATCCATTACCAAGTGCATCTAATTTTTGTTCACTTGATCCTGTGTCAATTTGAAAGCTCCGTACAATAGGTTCAGCCATTAGTAAATAAGTTTATAAATTAAAAGAATAAGACTTGATGCAAGCAAGATGCGCCATGTGTACAGCGTAATATACCACAATACACGCTGCCATTTACGAAGCGAATAGTTGTGCTGTTTCTTTACTGCGATTCCAAGCTGGATGTAGCGCATTGAGTTTTTAATTGAGTCCATTATGTGGTTTTTGATTGTTGGTATTGTAGTGAAGAAGTGATTACAAAAGAATCTGGGTATGTGCCACCTGTGAAGGTAACATTTATGCGATGCTCATCAGTATTTGTAGTGGTATCAATTCCAAAAGTGAACACGTTTGTACCTATCGCACCTATTGTGTTAAGTGTAGTTATTGCGCTGGCAATGGCAAGACCACCAATCTTTTCAAGTGTGAAGTGATGCATCTTTAATGGTTACATTCCAAAAGCAACTCCACAGCGTATCATCGGGCATGTTGATGTATTCACCTGCCACACCTTCAATGTCTAAATTTTCAACTTGACCTGATGTTGTAATTGTTGGATAGCTTTGCAGCACAAAGATTCCAAACTGCGCCCATCCGTAGTAAGTTGAAGTTGGATCACCATCACGATAACCACCACCGACGTGCAAACCCGGTAGATTCGTAATAACATTCTTGCCTAATAGATTGCTACCACCTACATCTTTTGTCAATTCTAAATTAGTGCCAACTGCCAGCATGTTCAAATTACCTTCTTCAATAGCGATTTTTTCACCATTGACAACCGAAAATATGATTCCATTCAAAGCTTGCAATTCAGGGTTAGTAGATACATTGCTTTGATTACCTACTATTGAATTGCGGAATTGTCCATTATTATTAAATGCCCAGCATACACCGTTGACTTCATCCCAAAAGTAGCCGTAACGTGAACAACAATCTTCAGTCGCTTCTACAGGATCACCTTCCCCATCTTCAAACTCAACCTCACCATTAGTGGTTACACTAAAAGGAGTAGATGAACAGTCGTTAACTTGATCTAAAAACTTGATAAGCTTAACCTTTGTGCTTTCCTGTAACCCTACCTTGTAGTCGCTGATTTCAAGAATGCGCCAATAACTATCTTGTATCCATATCTTATCTGCAAAAGAGAAAGTAAGTATATCCTTTAAGTCAAGCGCAAAGAATGCTTCCATCATTCGACCTTCAGGAGAATACAACTCATTCATGTAATTGCGCCAATACGCATTGAACAGGTTATTATATGGATTCGCTGTAACTGTTATTACATGTGGTGGTATTTCGGGAGCCCAGTTTAAATCAGTATCATTAATAGTGGGGTAAATATTGCTGTAGTGATTTAAGACAGGCACAGAGGTAGTAGTCGTTGCGCTATTTGTTACGTCATTGAATAGGTTAATGTTGTCATCACCTGCATGAAATAAAGCGCGTGGACCGGGTGCATTAAACTCAAGCTGCTCGTTGTAGAAACATGCAATAGGTGTGGCTGTATTAGGGATAAGTGCAGCTGGTGTGCTTCGTGTCACAAGTGTGACTTTCTGTTCGCCTATTGCAAAGTCGCTTGGTGTAGCCGATGGATTAATGGTATATCCTTCTTCTTGATAATCGCCATATACGCGATTGTTATCTTTATACAACTTGCTATAAACGTCTTCGCCTGCGGTATAGGTAAATTGAAACTTTGCCTTTTGCAGATCAACCGTGCTACTGATAGTAACATCTTTTGAGATATCAAGCTTGCTTGTCCAGTCTATTACATCGCCTGTGCCCAAATAGTTGTTTTGTGGCACAATTGCAATGCGATTGGGTACTACACGACTTGGAACTATTGCGCAGTTATGCATCTTAATGACGTCATTGACGAAATCAATTTGGCGCATATCGGGTGCGTTAGCTGAATAGTTGATGGTTGCGCCATAGAATAGATTCGCACTTACAAGTTCAAACCTGCTTTCATTGTTTGCGCCTGTGCTGGCTAATATGGTAGCGATTACCCCACCAAGATTTCCCCTAACCTGATATTGAACGGTGTCACCAACAGTAAGTGTGCGAGTAACTAAAAATTCGATTGTGTTATCGCTTACACTTGGTGAAACAAAGTTAGTTTGGATAAATTGTGGAACGTTATTAATCGAAAGGTAAGAAGCTATATTGCCTGCGCTGCCTGTTACACTAAGTTTTAAATAAACGCGGAAGGTATATTGCCCTGTAATTGGGACTGTATATGTATATGTACCGGTATTAAAGTCGCCATTGTTATCAAATATTTCAGCATTTGAATTGTATGGTTGAATTCCAGCTGTTGACAATGGTTGGTTTGCTGTATTGTAAGCGGCAAAGAAATATTGATTCGATATGTCAAAATTTTGAATCTGCGGTGTGTTACAAAATGGCATGTAGTAATCTTCAATGATATTCTCAAGTGAAGATGCAACAAGCTCAAAGCCTGCTTCCGTTACGATATTGCGCAGCAAATACCACCAGCTAACTGCAGGTGTTAAATCCGATGCATACAAAGGATTGTTTTCATCGTATATAGGGCGTGAACCTGCGCTACCATCATTGCTCCACTTTTGCCCACGATCACATAAGGCCCAAACCCTATCAGCGGTTTCGGTTGTGACGTTGGCGTAGTTAACTACTTCATTCAAATCTGCAAGCGCGGCAATATCGCTTAGCTTCTTTTCACCAATGGTGCGCACTAAGTCAGGAGTTTCAGCATAGAACGCTACCTCTACTTCGTTGATGCGATTCATTTGCTTGTATACCTTGCGTACACGCAAATAACCTGTGGCAATAGGTAGCGTATCTACACGAATTTCTGCAGGCAGTTTGTAGAAGAAATAGTTTTCCGCACCCTGTTCGGAGTTAGTATCGAATAAAGCACCAATAGCTTTGATGTTGTTATCGGACATCGGTATGCGAAACTCACGACTGAACGCACCCTGCGCTGTAAAGTTGGATAGGTCTTGAAACTTCCAGTTCTGTGAGATGCTTTCGTTTTCGAATAAGTCAAGATAGGTATCGGCAACGATGAGTGTGTAAGTGTAAATAGAAACACCAGCATCAGAAACATTTGACGTGAATGGTTGGTCTACTGTTATCTCACCTGTTACCGTATCGTATGCAGTCACATAGCGTGTAAACAAAACCACTTCAGGTGAAACGTTTTGGTCTACAATTTCAATCTTGCTGCCTATTACATATATTGCTTCTAACCCAGAACCACCAAAGCAAAAACTATCACCTGAAACAATAGACGCAGCTAATGCATCCGTTGCGGTTACGGTAGGTGATAATTGCTCGCTTCTTACTATCAGTTGTACTTCTCCGTTCATGTTATGTCCAGTATTCGTTTGCCATTCTTACTTTCAAAGATAGGTTGTAAAGCTTGCCATCGCGTGTTTTGCGTTCCGTGTAGGTTGTGTCATCTAAGTTGACAGGCAGCGCAATGTTCTCACCGTTACGTTCAGTTAACCATACAACTTGATTGCTTACAAGTAACGAGCGAAGGAATAGGAATTCACCTTCCTGAATGTAGTCACTTGTTACTGTCAACACTTGTTGGACTAAGTTCCTACGTTCATATAATCCACGATCGTCTTTGCTGAACACACTTGTTGTATTATTGAATAATACTTTGCGATATTTCTTGCGGTCAATCTCATCATTCATTTCCGATTTCTTGATGAAATTTTGGTAATCCCATTCACCACGACTGTTTACCCATCCCAAACGTATCACATCATTATGACAATCCTTCTGACCATAGTAAGCTGCATTGTAGAAGCGATATTTTACACTTGACTGTGTGCCACTTGTGCGCGCAAACACTTCGTAGAATCTCCAACCGGGATTGTCGTTTTCATTTGGTTTAATTGACCATGCACCTGTCCAGTCATTCAAGTTGGCAGGATAAACAGGTAAAGCTTCAATATCATAACCATTCAATGATAGCGTTTCGGTTAGCGTTGTTCCATTTGCCTTATACAAGACTATTCGCACATTGTCTACAAGATTATTGAACATGTAGGTAGCGTTACCCGGTATGCTTAACGTGCCATAGTCCGTTTCGTATGAAGGAATCCACACGATATTCTGTGCTGTTGGGTTACCTGCACCCCAAGTCGGTGCTAAATACCAGGAATGAGTATCAAACTTTCGGTCACTCATTGCGTAGTTAAAGCTTACTTGCAGTACATATTTGATGTCATCAACACCGATTTCAGGATTTGGCTTGTAGCCGTCAAACACTTGATAGTAACCATTGATCACAATGCGCCCTTCCATAGTTACTTCGCTGCCTTCATTCTCAGTAAGCACACCACCAACCAACCACCATTCTGTGATTGCTGCACTTAATGCATACTTGCTCAAATCGTCTACTGTATTATCGGTGGCAAAGTGATATTGCTGGTTGCGTAAGTCATCGACAAGTGGTGCAATATCGAAGTACATGTTATTGTCGGGAGCAGGTGACAAATAAAAAGTATACGTCTTAGCATCAACGGTAATGTTCAAGCCATAGCGGAAACCTTGTTGCGCTACTTCTGTGCTCGATGCAATAAGCATAATCTTTTGACCACGCACTACCCAATTGAAGGGCTCATCTACGATAGTTAATGCCATTATCTTTTATTTAGTAATAATCTTTGTTCAATGTCTTTTACGTAAGCATCCATTAGCTTATCCTTGTAATCGTCCCATGTATCGTCTATCGCTTCACCGTAATAGTTGATACCTTCAATACCTTTTTCACCAATGCTGCGTGCGATATTATATGCTGCGCTCTTGATTGCGCTCTCTGTTGACTTGATGAATTCGCCCTGCCTATTGCGTAGCTTTAGTGGTTTCATTCGAATCCACTTCTCAATAGCTGCAACAGGTGGCATTCTTGCACCGGGTCTGCGCCCAAATTCAATCACATCCGCGTATTGACCAGCTTGACCTTTTACAGTAAAGTCAATTGTTGGTTTACCATAGCGCACTTTGATTTTGTACAGTAATGAGTTTAGCAAGTTATCAGGTCGATTCGAACCAACACGATTCACCATCTTACCGCGTATTCTTCTTTTGATGCGCAGGTTAGATTGTGCACGCTCGACTACGGTCGCTGCATATTCATTTAATATTTTCTCAAACTCACTCGCCATTAGGTGCGTTCAATTATGAATGACATAGACACAACGGAAGCACTTGTAACAGTAGCATTGTTGATCAACTGAATCGACAGCAAATCACCCGCTGATATGCTTAAGCTATTGACGTTATCGCTTTTTGTTGGAGATGCTCCATCGGCACTTGATACGGTAACAGTTACAGAACTTGATGTTGCGTTATTACGAATCGTAATCACAAGAGTACCGGTTGCACTTTGCGTTCCGCTCATCTTTACGTAAAAGTTCTTGATAGTACCAGCTACAGGTACTGCAAAGTGTCGGTTTGTTTCTGTTGCGTTAAACGTTGTAAGACCCGAAATCGCAGCATACACGGTAGAAGATGCACCAACTGTTACAGCATACACGTTTCCATATGCTAAACTGTCTTTCTTATTATTGATTTGCGTTTGAATAGCTGATGTCACGCCATCCAAATAACCAAATTCGGTGTTCGATACTGAACCGGTTCCGATGTTAGCTGCATCAATGCCTGTTGGCAAATCAGCGACTTCAATTAATCTGTTCTCCCAAAGTCCACTTGTGCTATTGTAAAACAAACCTTGTCGGTTGGCTTCACTTGTCACTTGAACACCGTGCAATTCATTTAACTCATATCCATTTTGAATGGCATATAGTATGCGACCATTGCCGTTTTGAGCACGTGTAACAGTCCCAATGAATACTGTATGATTTGGTTCAGCAGGTGGTGTTGTAGTCACGCTACCTGCGGTGGTTCCTAACCATAGTCTATCACCTATTGAGTATGCAGATGTATCTAAGTTGCGCACTTCACCACTTGTAACAACGTAACCAGTTGCATCATTGGCAATATCTTCATACACCGCACCAATGGTTTTGCTACTGCCAACTTCCGTTGTAGCTGTAGCCAATACGATTTCGGGGTATGTGCCTGATGCAGATGAAGTTTTAAGATATACAATTGAACCTTCAGGAACGTTTGCGCCTGTTTTATTTATAACCGCAACCATCTCCTTATGCGCACTTTCAACAATGCCCACATCAAGTTGATCGTATACCGCTTTGGTCATATCTCCAACAGTCGCAGGTAGTGTTGGCTTGTTTTTGATATAGTCAAGTGCAGCTGTGTTTGCTTGTGTCCAATCGCTCTGTATTTGTGCAGCTGGTATTGTAGGTAGATTCGATAGATCGTTATAATCGCCTGAGGTGGCAACAGCCGCAAGTGGTGTGTTCTCAAATTTACTTGTACCACTATCGTAAATCAATGCATCACCATTGGCAGGTGTAGTGATTTGCACATCTAACAATTCATCAATAGCAAGCCCACTAATCACTTCCCAATTTGTGCCATCGTGCTGAATCAATTGACCTTTCGTTGTACCGGGCAATAGATCGTCAAGTGAATCAGGAATGTTTGGTTTATTCAAGATTTGATAGTCACCACTTGAAGCATTCCAGTCCACAGGCGTTTGACGTAAGCGGTAACCAACAGCTTGCAAAGTCCAGTACGTTGGATTCGTTGGATTGATTCCATCGTTGTTGGCAATGCATCGATACACGCTGCCGTTGTACCACACCCTGTCACCTATTTGGTATGGGTTGCCTTGCGCTGTAGTGTGGTTTGCGTTCCATTCGGTACTCACATATTCACCACCTCCTCCTCCTCCTCCAGCTGCATCTATTGTAACGCTACCATCTCCATTATCAGTTATGGTTACATTCGTGCCTTCGACTAAATCAAGTATATTTTGAACCGCGTTATCTACTCCATTCGTGCGTAGTGTCAAGCCGTAACCTGTACCACTACCACCACTTGATGAACCACCTACTGTCCATACTGCAGGGATATCACATGCGCTCCAATCCCACGGCACTTCTAACTGAATCGTGAAGGCTACACCTGTAACCGTGTTTTTGTATTCTTCGATGAATGGTTCGAACGTTGGATTGTTGACCAGCTGCACATCGAATCCAAACAACTCTAATCCGTTACGTACTTCAGCTATCAAGTCTTGACCTAAACGCACGCAATCGCTTATCACTTCGCGCTGGTATTCTGCTTTATACTCTTTGTCGCGTGGAATATCAGCAAACATTATCATGAACCCGAACTGCATACCACCCTGAATCGGTGTGATAGTATCAGGTGTTACGTGCATGAACGGATATTGGTCGTCCTGCAGTTGATCTGCTAAGTCAATCTGACCATGTGTAAACCGCTTAATCAAAAAGTGCCCGGCTGCGAATGCTTCCAGGCGATTGATTAAAACATTATAGCTGTAATTATAGCTTGTCATCTATTCCTTTTTTTCATTTCCATTTTCTGCACATACACGTAATCTGCTAAATACGTCAAGTGCGTAAACACTTCATAACACCTTCGCTCCGTTACTGCATCGAACTTTGATATGTCCCTATCTGCCAAAGATTCGATAATATGGAACCACCCGTACACACCTAATCCATCGGGGGTTGTTGTTCCTTCATCTCCTTCACTATCTCCGTTATCTCCTTTGCCAAATAAACGAGGGAATCGTTGTATAGTTCTATTTCTAAAGTCGAAAAAAAAAGCAGCGTATTTAACACATGATCTAAAGTCAATTCACTTACTGCGCTTTCGTATTTGCGCTTGTCGTTAGTCTTGTATGGCTCTATGTCGTAATACTTACCGAACTTTGCTACGATAGGGCGGTATAGTATAGACATCATTTTATGCGCAGCTTCACCCATAATCTTTCCATCCTTGTAGATGTCACCACATGCGCTGTCTAAATCCACGTATTCACCAAAAGACATACTGCTTAAATCAGGAATAAACCCTAATTCGTATGCACCAATGCGCACCGTGCGTTCAAAGTCTTGGCTCGTTAGTCTTATGGCTGCTTCAAACTGGTCAATGATTTCATCTATCACATGCATCTGTAGCAGGCGAATGCTCTCTGTGCTCTTGCCTGTAATGATGCGCACCTGCTCAATCTTATCGACCGCGTTTTGATAGTCGATGTATTGATTCAGCGTGATGCCTTTTGCGTTAGCTGCTATGCTAAAGTTTAATTTCATGCTCTGTTGTATTGTAGTTTTTGCTTCCTTTTTGTTACAAGTCCGAATGCACGTTAATAACCACCGGTGCTTTTTCGTCACCAGCATGTGTTACACGTGCTTGTTTTGGTTTGAAGTATTCGAGTAGTGCTGTGTAATGTTTGATGTATTCTTCATCCTCCATTTCATTCATGATGCGCATACACTTGGCTGCACCTTCCTG